TCCTTGCTACTTGCCTGATGCTACTTGTTTTCATCCCATCTGATGCCAAGACAGCCATCATGATTGTTAGCATTGTAGTTACTATTACGTTCCTTGGAATTTGTGGCATCATTGCTTTTGAAGATAGGAGGGGAGCATGATTCAACAAACCATTGACATATATGGAAACCATGTACCAATTCTATCTGGCTTTGTTCCACTAAGCAAATGCAAAAGGAGATCCGCCAAGTGGCGGCTCTCCTTTTTTTTGATCGCTCACCAGGCAACATGAGTACTCGCGTAAAATGCCGCGTAATGCCGCCTGATTAACAAACCACTACCAACACACAATATCCAATACGGGTTTTATACGGGTTGGAACCAACCCGTATAAAACCCTACTAAACAAAAAGCAACAGGGGAGCAACCTCCCCTCCATTATCGGTATCGGCTTCGCCGATGTGATAGGGGAGCAAATCGCCTCACCACCGCCCATATATTCAACCCTGTTTCATATATCCATAATGCGATATGAAAGGACAATTGTTTTTTTCGACAGGGCGGGGCGTGGTGTACGCATACACGGATGGAAAGAAGTAGGGCTTGGTCAAGCCTACTTCTTTCGCTCCGTGAAGCTTCCCCTCTTTCTCGCTGGAAACCAGCTCGGCATCGGTTCTTTTTTTTCGCAAAAAAAAAGAATCAAAAAAAACTCAGACAGAATTTCCTGAACCAGTCAGGAAATAAAAACAGAAAGTAAATCAATTGATTCTCAAGGTCAATTGTCTAAGATCCAGAGATCCAGCTCCAAAACCGAGTTTGTCCTTTTTATGGAGCAATTGCATTTCTACTTTCGGTGAATGATTGATGTCTATTATCCGTATTTCGATCAGGCTTCCAGATGGCAGGAGCTTCGGTACTCTCTCAGATCTCTGGAAGCAAACCTGATGGAAGAATTTCGGGTATGGATTGTTGGAGATCTCCCCGATTGGATCACCGGAGTGAACCACATTCCACATACCAGGTGCGAAGGAATGAAACAGAATCAAACCTATGATGCCATATCCAAGCTGATCCTTTTTTGTGAACACCCTGAAACAAACAAACTGTTTATTCGGATGTATGATGATATCTATTTGCTTGAACCGGTCACGGCAAGTGAGATTGACCGCACCAAAATAATGTATCATTGGGATGGAGTGAACCACCACAACTATGACACCTGGTACCAACAGTTGATCAGAACCCTGGAAGCCGTTCGCAAATTCAAGTACCCTGGTTTCAATTCAGAAAGCCACTTCCCTGAATTATTCCATAAGAACCTGATGCTTACTGTCATTGATATCTACAATGCTTTGGAAAACAGGTATCTCACATCAAGCCTCTATTTCAATACTTTTTACTCAGATGATGAATTGCTGGTTTTCGAAAAAGGAGATTACGGAATCCAGTTCTTCAACAACCAAGACACGAAGTATTATACCTCAAGCGAAGGAGATCTAAAAGCCAAATGTGAAGGGATTAAATATCTGGTTCACAACAATGGTGGGTTGAACAATAATCTAAAATCCTTCCTGGAAAACAAATTTGCAAACAAATCACGTTTCGAAAAATGAGAATCGCCAAGCTTATTCTTCACTACAACACATTTGAATTGACAATGGATCTAGCCAGGTCGATTCCCGATTCAATCATCATTGACAATGGAAGCACCCCGACCAATGGAAATGGCTTCCCGGAAGATTTTCCAAACCGCAGGATCCGGTTCCCCGATAATCTGGGATTCACCCCGAATTGGAATCGAGCCATCAAATATATTCGGGAAAACTATCCAGATCAATTTGATGCCTTCTGGCTGATGAATTCAGATATCCAGATCCCTATGAGATTCGTCAGAAGAATTGAACACCTGATGGATCTGCATGACATCCCAATGATTACGCCCAGTTACAATTGCTGGATGCGACATTGTAACAATCTTGGCACCGGAGATTTTCGCCCAGTCACAAACATTGAATTCACAGCACCGGTGATCCGATGTGATGTATTCGATTCAATCGGGTATTTCGATGAACGGTTCAAGCTGGGTTATGGCGTTGAGTTTGATTTCGCGATCCGCATGAAAGCAGCCGGCTTCCAGTTGTATTGTGATGATGGATCCAGCTTTCATCATTTAGGACAACAGTCAATCAACAAAGATATTGGAATCGATGATTACGGGAATCTTGCCATCGAAGAACTACGCAATGGAATGAGAGAGAAATATGGTGGAGATTGGAAAAGAAACTTCACCGCTTTAAACCTTAAAATCGTATAGATATGAAAATTGCCGTTTACACAACTATTTTTGGTGGTTATGCTCCCCTGAGAGTGATCCCACCCCAAACAATGCAAGCCGATTTCTTCTGTATCACAGATGATCCGGACAAACTGGAAATGTCAAAGGATCATTTGGATCCTGCCAAGTCCGTTCAGGTGACAGTCCTTAAATGCAATATTCCCCGATGGGATCTGGTACCCAGATTGCGTGCCAAATTCTTCAAGATGTTTCCGTGGGAACAACCTGAATTAAGTAGTTATGATGTGACCATCTATATTGATGGATCCATTGAAGTGTTCAATGAGCGTTTTGTGGAGTATTGCATCAAGCACCTGAGAAACGACATTTGCCTGTTCAAACATCCCAACCGCACCTGCATCTTTCAGGAAGCCGATGCTTCTATTAATATCAAAAAGTATGAGAAGGAGGATATCAATCAGCAGATGGCTGATTATCATCGATTCATGCCAACAGGTTTTGGATTGTACGCTTGTGGCGTGATGGTTCGCCGTACAAACGCCAGAATCAAATCCCTGATGGGTTCCTGGTGGTGGGAGCAGATCAAGTACACCTTTCAGGATCAGCTTTCGTTTCCGGTGGTTTGCCGGTTGGCGAAAGTTACTCCTGATGTGTTCCCCGACAATCAGTATAAAAATGAATACCTGAGAGTGATCTGGCGTGATGATGTGAGGGTGCAAAGTCCTTTCGAAGATTACCAGGATGATTCTGCTGATGAAAAACGATTTCAGGCATTGAAGAAGAAGTATGAAGCTCTCACCGATTCCTTGAAGCAGCCGCCAAAAACAAAACCAACAACCAAAAAGAAACCGCCATCGAAAACCAAAAGAAATACCAAGAAGAAGTAAAGTTCTGGTCACAAGAGCTTCTGAATTATGTATCATGGCTGAGAGGTGAGTTACCCTCTCACTATGGTACGCCATCTCCGAAGCCTGATCAGATCGTTTTTCATAAATCGCAAGCAGATACCGCCATTATTTTGTGGAAGAAGCTACACCAGATGCCGAAATATCTCAAATATCTGGATCTCCATCCGTCTGCTTTTGATGATATGGTCGTGCTTGATGTCGGATCAGGACCTATCATGAGTGGTGATTGTTTCTATAATTCGCACATGATAGGTCTTGATCCTTTAAATGAGGTTTATGGAGCTATTGGGTTTCCTATTTATCGCCCAAGACAAGATACTGGCTTTGCAGAAAAAATGCCATATCCTGATGATTTTTTTGATGTAGTCATTTCAGTTAATGCCATCGATCACGTTGATGATATTGACTTGGTTTCAAAAGAGATCCAACGGGTATTGAAACCTGATGGATTGATGCGTATGCAGATACACTACCATCCAGCTACCGTTACCGAGCCGCTTAGCTTCACAGACAAATATTTAAAACGGGTCTTTTCGTGGGATCCCAAGTTCAAACCGATTTCAAGAAGTCACAAGATCATGGGTTATAGTTGCCCACCAAGTGAGCAATATGTACTCTGGTCTAATTTTTAATAATCAAAAACCAAAATGATGAAGAAATTATCATTACTGCTGATCACGTTCTTATTGATCGGATCAGCTTACAGCCAAACAGCGACGATCGGATCAGCTTCTTGTGGTTGGGGACAGTTAATTGCCGTTCCGGTACTTGTCACCGATTGGAACGAGATTGAGGCTGTGACAATGAGCATCGAATTTGATCAGACTCAGTTGGAGCATGTGGGTTGCGGTTTCCATCCGGACTTCACAGCCAATATGGTCTATAATAACGACAACGGGGTTCTCAGGTTCGCTTGGTATTCTTTAACTCCAAAGAGCGTGTTATCAGGGAAGTTAATAACTATGTTTTTCATTCAATGGGGATCATGTCCACTTACATTTGTACCCATTAATGAGGTGATCGAACATCCATACATCCCTGTTAATGTGAATTACACAAATGGGGTAGTGATTATGCCTCCCCGAAGAGCAGAGTATTCATTTTAAATAGATAATTATAGCAAATAACCGAGCTGAATATGAATGATCTGAGCGTAACAGTCCTGATGCCGGTGTACAATACACCGATGGAATTCCTTCGCCTTGCCGTTGATTCAATTCTGACACAAACCTATGAGAAGTTCCAATTCCTGATCATCGATGATAACAATCCGGATGGAGAATTGAGAGATTATCTCTATTCTAATTTTGATGGTCTATGTTGTGTTGATGTAGTCCGGAAGAAGGAAAACAACGGGCTGGCTTCCACCCTGGACTACGGATTGGAGTATGCCACCGGAGATCTCATTGTCCGGATGGATTCAGATGATATTGCCTATCCGAATCTGGTTGCCAAGCAAGTTGAATTTTTTAGAAACAATCCAACGGCTCACATTTGCGGAGTTCAGATCATGTTGTTTTCTGATGCAAGAGAGTGGTATTCCAACCATCCGAAGATTGTCACAAAGTACCACGCTTACAATTCAAACGGCTATTGGTTCTTAAACCATCCTGGCGTTGCATACCTTAAAAAGACAGTTCTGGAAATTGGAGGTTATGGAGATACACCGGCACACTTTGCGGAAGATTATGCTCTCTGGATCAAGTTTCTCAAAGCCGGATATGTGATCTATAATCAGCCTGAAGTTCTGTTGGAATACCGTGTAGTCTGGACACCAAAGAACCACCAGAACCGCAGAAGCCAACGGTGGTTGAAATTCCTGTCTGATCAAAAACACTCTCTTAAAGATGAATGAAATCAAACAATACCTAGAGGGATCCCTTGACTACCACACCGGAGTTTCACTTTATGAACGCTTTGGAGTAAGTCATTCCCTCAAGCGATTACTGAGGATGCAGGGTGAAACCCCATCCAACATCGAAACCCTCAAGTATGAGCTTGGTAAGATCGCCAGGACAATGCCTGATGGGGTTGAGATTGCTCTACCTCCACCAAAGAAAAAAGCACCTTCTCCACCTCCATTGGTGCAGAAAGTCGATGTTGTGATTCGTCGTGAAAATACCTCGGAAGTAGATCATTTCAAAAAGGATATCATTTCCATGTTGAAGGTGCGTGATCATCTCCATGCTACCCTTTCGATGGATCAGCCGCAGGAAGCCAGATGCAGATCCGCTTTGCAGATCTTGGATCTCTCAGATAAGATTCAAGATGGCTACTACGCACTTGAACACTTCAACACCCATGGGATCCTTCCACCAGTTGCAGATACTCTCCAAATTGAAGTTGAGCAGTTCAATCCGTATGAACTTTCTAAACGCCAACAGACACTTCGTTCCTATGTATCAAAATTCAAACGACTTTCCAAAAATGCGAAGTCATTGGAGCTGGTTGAGCATTACGGCAAATTGTTGGATAAGCACACAGAAGAACTTGATAAAGTAAACAAGATGATCCATGAGCCTGTTTGACATACCAAAGCCACAGGAGAAGGTTGTTTCAACCTCCAAGGGTGGTACCGTTGTTTGCGGTGGGCTGACTACTGCATTTACTTGCAGAGCAAATCAAAAGCTCAAAGATGTAATGCCGGAGATCCTGCCAGACATAACTATTAATTATGCCTCCCTTGGAGATTGGTCTGCCCATGATCTGTTGTTTTACCTATTGAATATCACAGGATCCGCAAATGTTTTCTTCACGACCTGGGCGATAAGTGAGTTTGCTATCCGGCAGCTTCATTCATTGGTCGAATCAGGGATGATCATAGATCTTAAAGGTATATACGATTACAGAAACGGCACCCACAAGACAGGAGAACTTGAGTTCCTTAGAAAGTTTACCTCTGAAATAAAAGCTGCCAAGATCCATGCAAAAGTATGTGTAATAGAAAATGATGATTGGGGCATCTCCATCGTTGGATCCGCAAATATGACACGGAATCCACGAATTGAAGCCGGAGTGATCTCCACATGGAGGAATGTTTCAGATTTTCACCGCAGTTGGATTGTGAATGAATTAAACGACATATCAGATTTAGAAAATGATTGAACCAGAAATACTTGAACAATTAGAGGAATTTTCTTCCCTGATGTTCACCGTGGCAGAAATAGCAATCATTCTGGAAGTGAATCCTGCCGAGCTGAAAGATGTGATTGAGGATCCGGATACAGATTTCTTCAAAGCATTTCAAAAGGGTAGGCTTCAAAGAGAAGCAGAAGTGAGGACATCGATTTTTAATCTGGCAAAGAACGGTTCTTCGCCAGCCCAGTTGTCAGCACTTAAATTGATCGAAAACGCAAAGATGGATGATGTATGACACAAATACAGCTAGTATCTAAACACACAATGCCACACGAAACGATCTATGATCGGATCAAACGGCACTACCTGGCCGCGGCTGAACTGTCTGAACAGGATGAACGAGTTCGCCTACGCTGGTCGGCTGCATTTGCAATATCATTGGATCAGGCAGGTAGTGATCGGGATTGTGCCAAGCTGATGATCAAACAATTCGGCATCTCTGAATCTCAAGCATACGTTGATATCGTAAACGCCAAAAAGCTATTTGGAGATGTTCGCAGATCAGACAAAGAAGCCCTTCGGTATATGGTAACGCAATGGAGCGTTGAACTGTACAAGCTGGCTCTCACCAAAAAAGATTTCCGTGGTATGGAGAAGGCTCTTGAGAGAATCACCAAGGCAAACAACCTGGACAAAGAGGATCAAGACTATCCGGATCCATCGAAGATCCAGCCACCGATTCAGCTTCTCCAACTCTCTTTCAGCTTTGTGAAATCTGAATTCTTCCACCTGATTGATCAAAAGGCACAGGATGAAATTCTCAAAGTAGTTGCCAAGGTGGAAGAAATCATTCAAGCCTCAACCATAAAAGACTACCTGGACATTTATAAAGTACAGGATATCCCACATACAGAGATTACAGATGGAAGTGATTAATGCACCATATTACAATGAACCGCAGTATGCGATCAAGTTCTCCACCAGACCACATAAAATGGTTATTGCTGGAAGGGGTATGGGCAAAACAACCATCATTGCTGATGAATTCATTCAGTACATGGCAAATATGGATCGGGGCAAGATCTCATTCAATGGGTTGACCTATTTCCATATCCGTACCAAATCCATGCCTCCGATCATTGACCACCTGGAACGCAGAAAGCTATATCGTGGAATCCATTACTTCATTGGTCACAAAGCACCAAAGAAACTTGGTTGGGATGAGCCATTTCAGCCACCGTTGGACTATACCAATTGCATACACTTCATGAATGGCTTCGTGGTGGAGTTCAATTCATTTGACCGCCCTGAGATGGCAAGATCCGGCTCCTATGACGGGATGATCTTTGATGAAACAACCAAACTCAAGAAAGAAGCCATCGATGCTGATGTGCTTCCTGCAAATCGTGGAAACAATGATAGGTTCGGGCATCTAAGGTTTCACCATGGTACGTTGTTCCTTGGAACACAACCCATAACCCCTGATGGTGATTGGGTGTTCGATTATCAAAAGCTGATGGAGCAGTATCCAGATGAATATTTCTTTATGGAAGCTTCTGCCAGGCACAATGTCGCTATACTGGGAGAGAAATATTTTCGTGATCTCAAAAGGATCCTCCCCTCGATTGTCTATGACCTGGAAGTGGAGAATATTCGCCGTAAAAGAAATGTCGATGGGTTTTACCCTTCCCTGGGCGAACAGCACTGCTACACCAATTCATACGATTACTCCCATGCTGATAAGATAATCGAAGATCCTGCAACAGTTGTATCTCTGAATTGTAAGTTTGACAAGGATTGCCACAAATCCGAACCGCTTTACATCTCCTTTGATTTCGGATCTACACAGAACTGTGTGACAGTTTCCCAATGGCACAAATCTTCAGGCGAATTCCCCATCATTAAGAACTTTTACGTTGAAAACGAAACCCTCAAAGTTCTGATCAAGATGTTCATCGAGTATTACGAACTGCATTCAAACAAGACCGTTTTTGTATATGGTGGATCCGATGGCAACCGTAAGAACGATGCCGCCAGCAGGAACACCTATTTCGATGATGTAAGGGATCAACTTACTTCTGCCGGTTGGGATGTTCTTCTGAGAGCTGAACTGTACGAGATCCACCACGCAGATAAGTACATTTTCTGGACTAAGATCCTTTCCGGTGATTATCCAAACGTACCTAAGTTCAAGATAAACATGAATAATGCAATGGAAACCTTTGTTTCCATGAATAATGCTCCGGTCAACCCACAGGAGTTCAAAAAAGACAAATCATCCGAGAAAGACAAAACACAGCCCAGGTGGAAAGCAACAGACCTGTCCGATGCAGTCGATAACCTCTATTATTGGATTCTGTCACCTATGATCACAGACATGGTGCCATCCAGCGAAATGATCTTTTTACGATAGTTACAAACCATTAAAACCAATTGTTATGAACCTCTGGTATCAAATCAACTATTTCTTCTGGTCATATTTCGGACTGTTCAACAGAACAATGAAAGTCTGGACAGAATTTGAAAAAGGTAAAAGGCTCCAATCCCTTTCTTCCCCAAAGGATTTCTGTTTCAACTGGGGTAATACATCCACGCAATGGAACCATGTTATCAAAGAAGATAATGCAATAAAAGGTCCCAAGGGAGATTATGTCCTGGTATTCCGTAAAGAGAGAGCTGAAGGATTTTTTGCCGACCCGAAGAATAATTGGGAGAATACCTACATGACAAAGGAATACACCTCCGGCATGATCCAATTCCAACAACACATCAAATATGGCAGGATCGCCATGCTTGGCTCATGCTCCAATATGATTGGAATGTGGTGGGCTTTCTGGTTAGCAGGATATTTCAAGCCTAATGATGGCGGTAAGGAGAAAATTGCCGAGATCGATTTTGAATTCTTCTGGTACAATAAGAACACTATGAGAAAGACATCTCCCGGAGTGTACTGGGGATCCAATTACATCGATGATTGTCATTCTAAGTCTGTTCGCAGGTGGGGCAATAGACTTTCAAACAAAATATTGGTCTATTCTATTGACTGGACAAAGGATAAGCTTGTTTTCTCAATCAATGGCTGCCCCATTTATAAGACTACCGATCATGTTCCGGATATCTTTATGCAAGTGATCATTGGCACCGGTGGACATATTGATCACCCAGTGGAATATAGATCCCTGAAACCAGGCTATATACAGGTTAAGGATTATGGAGTATGGCAGTTGCAATAGTTTGTCCTTTTTTTTGGCTTCATTCCAATATATCATTGCCTTATGGTTTCTAATTACATCCGATTAGGCGAAGCGCTGGAAATAATGGATCAAATGGATGATCAGGGTAAGCCTGTTCCGTTTCAGATCAAATTTGTCACCGCAAACCGGATTAAACAAACAGGTGGAGAGATCATTGAAATACCCAATGCACGTAAGTGTTCCGGAGTACGCAATGGAAAACCCGTATTTGATCAGCGAGAAAAACAGCCCAGCCATGGTATTGTTGATAGCCGGGATCCCCTTCATTGGGTGAACCAGACCAGAAACCTTTTGTTGCCTAACGGACAGTTCCGGAAGATACATATCCGGCTCATTTTGGAAGTTAATCACCGTAAAGTCTGCTATTAATGAAAAAAAAGCCTGTAATTATAAAGAATGAGTTTGCCATCCTGCCAGGGGCCGGAGCTATTGCAACAAACGTAAAGACGGATGATGCAGCTAAAACAAAGGTTGTTAAGCCAGCGGATTATTCATCCGAACCATATTCAGTTTGGGGTGATGATAATCTGTTTCCGCAAAATGTATTGACCGATCTTGAGAAGAATTCTATCGCCCTCAGAGCTTTGGAGAAACGCAAAACAGTTCATTTCGGGCGTGGAATCATGGCATACAAGGAGAAACCAAATGAAAAGGATCCTCAGAACCCGACCCGTGAAAAGGTTACTGATCCGGAGGTATTGGAATTCTTCAAGATAAACCGAATGAATCTGCAATGGATCGATCTTATCGGATCCCTTGAAATCTTTGCCAACGGCTGGTTGGAGTTCATCACCAACAAAGGCAGGGATAAGATCAATAAGGTTTATGTCAAGGATCCTGCCTATTCACGCAACGCGAAGATGGAGGCAAACTCCCCACGGATCCCTTACCTATATTATTCAGCACAATGGGATGAAGGTAATCCCAATGAGAAAGACGGCACCCTGGTCAAGATCCCGATGTTCAATCCGGACAGGTATGATGGAACTCGGTACAGAGATCCCAAATTCGCCTATCCGATCTTTTACCGGTCATTCAATAAGAGTTACTACCATCTAAGTGTATGGAATGGCCTCCGTACAGGTGGATGGATGGCAATCGCAAACATGGTTCCGGAACTGAAGAAAGCCATTATGCAGAACCAGATGACCATCAAATATCACATAGAGATCCCTGATGATTATTTTAACAACCGATATCCTACTCCTGATTTTACCAAAGAGGAGCGTGAAGCCAAAAAATTGACCGTATTAAACAACATGAATGACTTTCTATCCGATGTAGAGAACAGCGGCAAATCATTCATCACCTTCACGTTCTACAATAAATTCAAGCAGGAATACATATCAGGATGGAAGATCAATGTGATCGACAATAAATTAAAAGATGATGCCTATCTGCCGGATTCACAAGCTGCCAATTCGGAGATCCTGTTCGCCCTGGGCGTAGATCCCTGCTTGATCGGAGCCGGTATCCCTGGTGGAAAACTTGGTGCTGGTTCAGGATCCGACAAGCGTGAGGCTTTCTGGATGCTCAATGCTGAGATGGGAGCGTACAGGCAGATCTCCCTTGAACCTCTTTACTTCATTCGTGATTTCAATGGTTGGGATCCCAACATTCAATTTGATTATGTGATGGTTGATACTTCCCAAACACAGGATCAACACCCTTCGAAGATTAATAAGCGAATCGATCAAAATCAAGAATAATGAGCCTAATAAATGATATTTCCCAAGTACGTTCAGCCAGCAGTATCAATGTCAGCAATACATTGACTGCATGGCAACCTTACCTCGATGAAGCTGAACAATCGTTCATCTCTCCGACAATCGGAACTGACTTGCTTACCTTGTTAGGTGGCAAAATTCTAGCTGGAGATCTCGTATCTCCTTTCCTGGAAGCAATTACATTGCTACGCAAACCACTTGCCCTGTATGCTTTATACCTTGGAATCGATGAATTTGCCGTAAACGTGTCGAATCAGGGTATTCAAGTCCTTCAGAGCGACACACACAAGACCGCACCCCAGTACATGATCCAAAACCTCAAGGAAACGTGGTTAAGACGAGCACACACGCTGTTAGATCTGGCATTGTTGCACATTGAAGCCAATAAATCCGATTTTCCTTCCTTTTCCCCACAGGATCCGGATCTATTCATCACAAATACCACCGATTTCAACAAATTCGTGAATATCCGTTCATCCAGGCGGGTATTCATTGCTTTAAAAGCCACCATTGCATCGGTTGAGAAGAAATATATCCGGCATACGCTCTCACCAGCTTATTTTGACGTTTTAAAAGAAGCTGTACAGGGTTCATCCGACATCTCTGCTGATGACCAGAATGTAATGGATCTGATTCAACCAGCCCTGGCACATTTGACCATAGCCCGGGCATTGCAGGAGATCTCCATTGAAATACTCGATTGGGGCATCTTTTCCAATGCCTCAAGCACCTTCACATCAATATCAAACAAACAGGCTTCCAACAAAGAGCGTATTTCTTCGATGATCGAAGCCAATCAGAAAGATGGTGAAGCTGAATTAAGGGAGTTGCAAGAGTTCCTTGACACCAACGCAACCGCTGTATTGTATCCGGAATACTTTACTTCGGATCGGTATGTCGGAGCGGCCACAGCAACCACCAGGTTAGAATTCGAGAACACTACGGACAAAGCCATATTCGTACCTTAACTCCACTTAGCCAATGAATCGTTTTCTCTATCAGGCCCCTAGTTTCGCTGATTTCATCACTAAACTCACTTTTCTGGTTGCTGCATATTTCTCGCCTGTCAAAGATATTATTCATGTATTGCTGATTTTTATCATGGGCGACCTGCTCTCTGGTATGTGGGCCTCTTATAAAAATGGCATTAAGATCCGGTCAATCAGATTGCGGAAAACCCTTACGAAGTTTATCTGGTACACAGTTGCCCTGATGCTTTGCTTTATGATGGAAAAAACGTTCAACTTGCATTGGTCACACCTTACCGGCTTTGTCGGAGGGTTTATCTGTTTAATTGAACTGAAAAGCATTTTCGAAAATATAACAATCATCACCGGTGAGCCTGTCTTTCTCAGAATATATGAGATGATCAAAAAGAAAGGATCCCAAACCATGGGAAATCTGGATGATCTTGATAAACCAATGAATCCAACTAATTCACAAAACAGTATATAAATGCTACATTTATTATTAGTTCGCAAATACCTGGGCGATACATACACCATCGGAAATCTGGATGTCAATTCTGAATTCTTCTGCAATACACTTGAAGATCAATCAAGGGATCACAATAAAGATGGCGATCTGGATGATCCGGGAGAAGGAAAGGTTTATGGAGATACCGCAATTCCTTTCGGCACCTACAAGGTGATCCTTACATATTCCAATCACTTCAAGAAGATCCTTCCGCTATTGGTGGATGTTCCGCATTTCTCCGGTATCCGTATCCATCCGGGCAATACAAAAGCTGATACATTGGGCTGCATTTTGGTCGGAGATAACAATGTCAAAGGCATGGTGACAAATTCAAAAGTCACTTTCGAAAAGCTGATGAAAGTACTGGTGAAAGCTGATCAGCGGGGAATTCCTATCCAAATCAGAATTATATAACGATGAAATACCTCTTTATACTACTGTTCGCCAGTCTGCTTCTCAGTGGATGTTGCAAGAAAACAACACCAACGGCAGGATTGACATTCTTCAAGATCCAATATGATACAGCTTGGTTTCCCAGAGATACAACAATCATTTTCCCTTCTGATAGTTGTCTGCTTGAAGCCCTGGTGGAATGTGATAGCCTGGGATTCGCACATATAAAACAAATTGATTCCCTCAGGGAGGGGATTAAGATCAAACAACAGGTCAGGATCATTGAGAATATTCTGACTGTTGCCTCAGTGGTAGACACCGCTTCAATGGTCGCTTCGTGGAATGAGAAGGTGGTAACGGTAAAAGAAGAAAAGGTGATCACAGTGATTGAACGAGTGAATTACGTCAAAGGCTTCCAGTGGTTTTTGATCTACTCCGGAATTATCTTTTGGTCACTGCTAGTTATCAAACTTGCAGTGACAATCATTAAGAAAGCTGTTTCAGGGGGATTGTTTTGAACACCGTTGAAATAGATGATATCAAACGTGAGCTTCCCTCTGAGTGGAATGAACTGACAAAGGAGCAGCTTTTGTTTGTTACCCGAAAGTTTCATCAAGGCATTACTATTGCAGAATTCAAGGTTAAAACCCTGGCTAAATTCCTTCAATTAAAAACCAAGGTACTGAAACGGATCGATGCCGAAGATGTGTATTTCCTTACCAAAACAATTGACTTCATCCTGGCTGAAGTAACCCTGACAAAGAACCTGATCCCTTCGATCCGAAAGAGAGGAAGGAAGTATTACGGCACACATGATGGGATGCTTCATTGCACCTTTGGCGAGTTCACCCAGGTACAAACCGCTTTTGAGAATTATGTTGAATCCAATGATAAATCCTTTCTGACCGAGATCCTGGCAATCATGTACCGACCAAGAAAGTTTGGCTGGTTCGTTCGTAAACATTTCACCGAGAAACAGGATCCACGGGTAAGCCTGAAGATCCGACCATTGAAACGCAGGATCCGCAAGTTCAACAAGGTTGATCACATGGTCAAGTATTCCGTATTCCTTTTCGTTTTTGGTTGTTTGAACACCTTCCCCAGGCACTTCCCGAACCTTTTCCGTAGGCATGAAGAAGTTCAATCATCCATGAATGGCTGGATCTCATTGATCATCTCCCTGGCAGATGGCAAGACAGACAATAAAAGCCTTGATCTCATTGTCGAGAGCAATCTATACAATGTGTTCCTTGGTCTGGAACAGAAATCCATCGAGTACTTTAATTACCTTGATAAAATAGCACAGGAATGAAAAACTTCACAGTAGATAGCTACATCCAGTATTGGAAACTATTGGCAGGACTTCACAAATCCATCAATGGATTTTATATCATGGATATCAATGCAGTTCTGGAAGGGCTGAGGTTGGATATCCAATATCCTGCCATGATCCTTAACTCTGTCACCGGATTCCCTTCCCTTCAGTCCAATCGAGATAATGTCCTCAATACCGTCAAAGGTGGTTTTCTGATCATAGATCACCTGGATCAGGTGAGTAATTACGTTGGAGAAGTTGTTATTCTTAACAATACTTTCAATATTGGTCAGCAGATCATCTCCAAGATCATTGCAGATCTATGTGAGGATGATTGTCCAATCAAGGGGCTTGATGTTGATACAATCAGCTATGAGATGATCGATTCTTTGTTCGATAATGATTTCGGTTTCCTTTTCACAATGAACCTTGATCACCAGATCATGGATCTTAATCACGATCCTTCCTTCTGGCTGGACACCCCGAAAACCGGTATGTCCGGATTCTGATACTTTTTTGTCCTTTTTTTTGGCACCCCTGGGTGTTTTCTTTACATCGTGAAACTCAAAGACGGTAAAGTATATACTGAAGCGGCCATTGCAAACGCATGGGCGAAGATTACCATCAAGAGATGGCAAAAGAAGCTACTTACCATGAAAGTTGGTTATAGCGGCAGATTGGAAGATTCCTTTGCCAAACAGGTAACCAGTTCGAAAGGTCAACGAGTTACCAGGATCATTTTAATGTTCAGGTTTTATGGCAGATTCGTTGACATGGGCGTTGGCAAGGGTACTCCAATTGGAGGGGTTGCTGAAAGCCGTACCGCTCGATTCCTTGAAGGTGAGATGCTGGGAAACCGCCGCCGGCCCAAAAAATGGTATTCCAAAACCCTGTTTGCTGAATCCATGAGGCTCAAAGAGATCATGGCTGAGAAATATGGAATTGAAGGTATTTATACAATCTGGGAAAACATAGACGATGATTCCCCAAAGAAAAAATTCAATGTCAAAAAATAATGAAACCTCAACAGCTACCATTATTCTGAATGGTACACAAGCAAAGTCCACGTTGAAAGAGATTGAAGGGGCTGCAAGAGCCTTGAATGCTGAATTACGAAAATTGCCTGTAAACTCTGATGAATTCACTCAAAAATCCAAAGAATATGACCAGGTAAAAAAACGAATGACTTCCATTAAAAATGAAGTCCATAGTACCAAATCCTCTATGCAGAGTTTCGCCAATGAGGTAAACCGGTATTTTGATGTTTTCATTGTCCTTACCGCAGCCATTGTCGGAACATTCCAGGCAATGAAATCATTGGTTGAGGGAAGTGCCAGGCTTTCTGATGCTTTTTCAGACATTCAGAAAACAAGTGGATTAGCACTTGCAGAAGTCAAAGCCCTGAGCCATGAGATAAAGAATATCAATACCCGTACTGCCAAAAAGGAATTGCTTGAACTGGCTTACATAGCCGGTAAGCTTGGAGTTAAATCCAAAGCTGATATCCTTGGATTCGTCAAGGCAATGAACCAGGTATCTGTTGCCCTCTCAAAAGATATTGGTGGAAACATCGAAGAAGCAGCCAAAAAGCTTGGTAAGATCATGGATACATTCAAGATCAAGCAGGAGTTTGGTATTGAAGCTGCCATTCTCAAAACAGGATCCGCAATCAATGAACTTGGTGCAGCTTCAACCGCCAATGAAACAAATATCATTGAATTCACAAACCGCCTGGCAGGTATTGCCCCACAAGCTGGCATATCCATTGAAAATGTACTTGGCCTGGGAGCCACGTTGGATCAACTTGGACAAAAGGTTGAGAGATCGGGTACGGCAGTCGGGCAGTTACTTGTCAGGATGTTTACAGATACCGCCGAATATGCTAAGATAGCGAATATCGATGTCAAAGAGTTCACAGAAATGCTTCGTACAGATGCCAACGAAGCGTTGATCATGTTCCTTGAAGGCTTACAGGAAAATCAAGGTGGTTTGCTGGAATTAGCAAATAAATTCGATAAACTTGGCATAGATGGGAGCAGGGCTATTGGCGTTATTGGTGCATTAGCAAACAATGTAGAAATTCTTAAGGACTCACAAAATTTATCAAATCAGTCATTTGCAGAAGGTACTTCTCTCACCGAAGAATACAATATCAAAAACAATAACCTTGCCGGTAATCTAGAAAAGGTTTACAAATGGTTGTACAGGCTTTTTATCAATTCTACGATTATGAGCGGCATTGCCAGGATGATTCAATTGTTTTCCGATTGGGTTGAAATTCCAATCAGTAAGGTATTGGAAGAAGAATCAATGAAAGTGAACATGCTTTTTATGAAGATCGGCGATGTGAATACCAGTACGGCAGAACGCATCAGACTGATTAATGAACTTAGATCTATCAATCCGGATCTGGTCAAGGGCATCGATGCTGAAGCCCTCTCAATTCAGATGCTAACTACAAATCTCAAAGCCTACAATGAACAGATGGTCAACAAGATCATCATTACTAAAAAACAAGATGAACTTGATGAAGCAATTAAAGAATGGACGGATAAAAGAGGATCACGCTTAAAGTATGAAGCGGAGATGAAACAACACATTCTTAATGTAATAACTGAATTGGAGGAAAAACAATTACCAATTGCCAAAACCCTCCGTGAAATATCAGTTGATCCCCTATTAACCACTCAAGAGAAAATTGATGATATTGCCATGCTTACTGCCGCTTATGGCCATACCATTAAACTCTCACGTGCATACAACGGCCTGGTTCGCTTTACAAGGGAAGAAAGCGAAGCATTGGCTAATACAAATACACTCCTTGAAGAGAAACAAGCCCTGATGAAAGAGCTTAACATTGCTCAGGATGATATTGATCCGGGTGCAGGAAAGAACACAACTCAAACCCCACCTAAAGTAGTTGATATTACTAACCCGCCAACACAGGCTGAGATTGATAAAGCCAAACGAGAAGCCGAGAAACAGAAAGCTTATCTGTTGAAGATATACAATGAACTTCAGGAAGCCAAAGCCAAGGCCATTGAAGATACCAAGGATCGGGAAATTGCATTGGTTGAAGCTAATTTAGAAGAAGAACTCTCCAAAATCAAGGGTACACTCCCCATTGAAGAAGAATTACGTGTTGAATTACGCAAGGCATCGATTGTTAAAATTGATGAAATCAATGAGAATTATAAGAAAAGAGAGGAAGAACTTGAGTTCAAAAGCCAAAAGGAAATTCTGGTTGCCAGAATCAAAATGGCTGATGAATATAGTGATGAATATTTAAAGCTAGTCCTTGAATTGCTTCGCCTTGAAACCGAACACACGATTAATTCCGCTAAATATACCAAAGAACAGGTTGATCGGATCTGGGAAGCCCATGAGATAAAGAAAACTACCGAAGAAGATGATCATCAAGATAATATAGATGATTATAACATGGATTTCGACAATAAACTGGCATCCATGAAACTTCAATCAGAAGAAGATCTTAAAAATGAAAAACTTCGTATCTGGCATGAAACCCATGAAAAATACAGAAGTATCCTGGCAGAGTATATAGTTGATGAAGCAAAGACCAATGAGATAGTTACCCAGATGACTGAAGAAGCTGCCATGCTTCAAGCAGAAGCAGTCAAGGCGGCCCATGAGGACATGAAGCGTGAATTGGTTGATTTTATGGGTGGAGTTTCAATGGCATTTGGTTCCCTGGTCAGCACAATCAACCAATATGAGAGTTTATTGGTTAATGCTGATAAATCTGCCAATGATAAGAAAAAAGCAGCCATGAAATCCAGACTGGATGCCGGTATTATTAACCAGAAGCAGTATGATAAAGGCATTACCAAAATGGATGCCGAGATGGATGCCAAGAAACGAAAGCTTCAACATGATCAGGCAGTACGTAATAAGGAACTTGCGTTGGTACAGGCAGTCATTAGCGTAGCTCAGGCAGTTGCCGTAGCCTTTACCGCTGGCCCCGTCACAGGGATAATATTAGCAGCCCTGACAGCCGCACTTGGGGCAATCCAAATCGGTTACATCTTAGCCACAAAGATTCCGGAAGCAGCGGCAGGTCGATATGATGTAATCGGTGAACAAAGTGGAAAGACATTTAAAAATGTTCCCGTTGATGAAAAGCCTGGAACCAAGTTTGTTTCTTCTCCGCTATTGATCGGTGAAACCGGTGAAGAACTGATCATCGATCCACAAACTACCAAAAATCTGAAGATGAATTATCCGCAGGTAATAAAGGCAATTCAATACGCAAGGGTTCCCCAGGCAGCCGAAGGTCGGTATTCAGAAGCTACCACCACACAGATTACAGAACGTGATATGTTTATGGATCCTGAGTTCACTTCCACAATGAAGAAGTTCAATGAAAATGTTGAAAAAGGCATAGTTGCTTACATCTCGTATGATCACCTGCAACAAGTAAATGAAACCATGAATGATATCGAAAATAGTGTTTCAAATGATTAAATACAACCATTATGCTCACCATTGAAGTAGGAGGGATCCCCTTGGATCTCCCAAGTGATTTTTCTATTACTGTTAATCTCAAATCACCATTGCTTAATACCATTGGAGATTATTCATTCCCCTTCAGAATCCCTGTCACACCAAAGAACATGGGTCTGCTGAACTTCACTCACCGCATTGAAGCCAAGCGTGATAAGTATCACTATATAGCCGGTAAATTAAACTACAACGATGAAACTATGTTTGAAGGTAGTATCCGGTTCATAAAAGCCGGAGCAAAGATTTATGAAGGTGCATTGTTTATTGAAAAGGGGAACTTTAATTGGGAGATAAAAGATAAAATGTTGATGGATGTTGACCTTGGCAAGTTGACTTTTGATTCTGAAGAAGATGTGCTTGATTATCTTAACTCCACCCTTGATAATTTATATCCCAAACACCCCATTGCTTGTCCTGAAATCTATAATGATCTCTATTTCGACCCACCATCGGAAGATTCGGGCCAATGGTGGTATAACTATGCAAACAGGTATGACGGACTTCTCAAACTATTGACACCGGCACAGAACAAATCCCTTCTGGTTCCATGTGTTTATCTTAAATATGTACTTGAAAAAATAGGCGAACATTATGGATATACGATTGAAGATGAATTTTTCCTTCTTACTGATGATCTCTCCCGATTAGCCTTCTATTCTTCCTACTCAATCAATTTCCGGTTCTGGTTTATTCAAGAGCTTCATTTTAATCTGATGGTTCCAGATGTTAAGATCTCTAAGCTTATCAAGGATCTGGAAAATATGTTCAATATCTGCTTTTTAGTCAATACCAAAAAGAAGGTGATCCGCATAGTTTCAAAAAAAGAGAAACTGCTTGATATGACTGCTATTGATTATTCTTCCAATGTCATAGCTTTCACCATAGAACCAGAAGCTCCAAAAGTAGGCATCATGCTTACAATGGAGACAGATGATGGAGATGAAACAATGGAAGTTAAACTTGATGAACAAAAGGATACCCTTGAATCCATTCGTGGTGCAGTTGACAGTTTCGATGATCTGCCCATGATGCCTGTTGGACAACTAGGAGATATCCGTTACGTGATTGATGAAGATCAGTGGTATCACTACAATGTCGTGGACTATGAGATGGGTTGGAGAATCATTGATATGTCTGAAATGATAATTACAAATTATTATTATAAAAATGCTGTTGGAGATAACCAAATTGAAACAGGACTATCCACCTTGATCGCAAAAGGCTATACTTCTACGTGCGGAAACCTCTCTGATGATTTCAGAAAGATAAAGCCCAGATTGTTCTTCATTCGACGTATCCATCTTTTTGGCGAAGCCATCACCCATACTTACGCAATGAGTTATTCAGATAATAACTCCCTCTTTTGGGGTGGTGTAACCGGACTGTTCGCTATGTACTGGAAGCAATGGTGTGACTGGCTTCTGTTTGATCGGGTGAAGGTTTCATTCTCGCGGCAGTTGAACCATGTAGAAATCAAGGATTTTGATTTTACACGCAAACTGATGATTGACGGCACCAGGTACCTTGCCTCAGAACTTCAGGTTGTTTTCAGGATGAATTCCATTTCTACTGCAAATATCAAAGCCTATTCAGCTCCATGATAGTTTGTCCTTTTTTTTTGGCTACTCTCAATATATAATTGCATTATGGTTACCATCAATAATACACCGGCATTTCATTCATTTGCCAAAAATCCGGTGCTTTATCAGGTTGAATCCTTTGATTTCGCTACCGAATATGGTACAGCCGGCTGGACACAACTGAATTTTAGCGATACTGATCCGGATAATGATCATGGTTTTAACCTCTTTTACAATTATCTTGATCACTTTTTTACCACCGTTAATCATACCCCATCAAGTTCGGGATATCAAATACCAGCGGCATCGGGTGGATGGGATCACAACCGCTATGCCCTTGAAATCTACAATTGCCTCTTTGTGAATTATGATCTCAGGCAACACTATTATATCTCCCTTGGTGCTGAAGATCCCACGACACGCACAATCACCATCACCGCAAAAGTCAGATCGTATCAATGGACAATCTACCCCAAGGATCTTACCCTGGTGGGTATGACTTGCCCGATTCAGGTTGATGGTGTTGACAAGGTTTTTCGTGATAATTTCAAAATTGTTGCTACACTCTATGATATCTCTCAAAACGTAATAGGAGAGGATCTTAAAAGTGTTGAACTTGATGGCAAGGCTATCTTTGACCTCTCAGATTACCTCAAGGCAAAGTTCATTTCACTCATGGCAGCAGATACAGTTCCAAGATTTCACTTTCCGGATGAAGGAAGCATATTTATGGTTGAACATCCTGATTTTGTCTTTGCATACAAAACCGGATTCGCCGCGCGTTGGGAGGGTGTAGAACGTAAGTACATCTTTGATCAGACCCGTTATTGCTTAAACGGTGGATTGTCAAGGGATGCCCTCAATTATTACAATAGCATTGAATCCAACTATTTCGCTGATGCTGATAATAAACTCCGCTTTTTATCCACTTCCCCCACCAACAAAACAACCGGTATCTTTACTCCTGAGAAATTGTATTTTTACTTTGAAAGCGGCTTTCTTCCAAATACCTACCGCCTTGCTGCAAAGGTTCATTTTACCGATGCAACCAATACTTCGTTCTATCCTACTATCTCCTTTGCCGCTGACAAACGATGCGTTCTGGAACTGATGGTCGGATATACACGGTTAGCCATCGCGAGTGTTAGCCCAGGGAAAATTGTTGACCGGTATGATATCTGGTTGGAAGATGTGAATGGTCAGGTTATTTCTGAATACAGAACCTTCACCATCGATCTGATCCCAAGAGAGTATGAACGTACATTTATTTTTTTGAACAGTTTCGGAGTGTACGATATAGCCCGGTTTACCGGGGAAAGTGAAACTATCCTTCAGGCCAAACGCACTTCACTTTCTGTTTTGGAATATGAAGCCTCCGGGTTCACCAAGCCCCCAAACAAGACTTATGAGGCATGGGAAGTACAGAAAAAGAAAACCAACTCCGGCTGGATCCCAGAGCAACAGCTTGATAGCTTCCGTGATCTGCTTCTTTCCACAGAGATTTATGAAATACTGGATGATCTTCTTTTCCCCGTTGTCATTACAAATAAGAATGTAAAAGGCTACAAAAAAGATGGCGTTTACATATACGATATTGATATTGAGTATGATCGTGCCTATGATGATCAATTCTATACTGCAACCTTCAAACCAGCAAACATGATTACAACAGAAGATCTTACCCAAGGGGTAGGTGTAATATTAGAAGCAACCGATTATATCACATATTTCGGTTATCCATTAGCCGGTACGACTTCTGAATCCAATGCTACATGGAGAATCAAGAAGATTGAAAAAACGATCGTTTCCGGCAAAATCAAACACGTTGTCACGTGGGCGAATGGAAATTTAGAATATGATAACATTTTCTCCAATTGCGAAGCTTTGTCCTATTCATTCCTAGCATCCTAAATTATGAAGAAAAAGCTGAATCCATTTACGCAGAATTTTGACTTAATTCCCTTTGATACATTTCTCAAAGCAGTCGACCCTACTGTTAATGATGATTCAACACAGAATTATGCAGCAGGGGATGAGTGGACAAATTATACAAACAACTCTGTTTGGAAATGTGTTGATAATACAGTTGGTGCCGCAGTCTGGTACAACTATGTCAATCCCACCGGAACAGATAAAAATATGGAAGTTCCATTCACAAATGCTACCCAGGTGGTGATCGATCACAATTTCGACAAATATCCTGCCGTAACTGTCAAAGATTCATCGGGAGAGGAAATTGAAGCCGAAATTATTCACAATACAGTCAATCAATGTACCATTAACATATCCACAGCAATCAGCGGAACAGTTACATTAAATTAAAAACCCATTTATTATGTCAAAACCATTTTATACCCCAATTGATCTGAATAAAAACGAGCTGCAGAATGCCGTTATTCAGAATCTTGCTTCCGCACCTGGAACCCCCATTAAAGGTCAAACCTATTACAATACTGGCAATAATAAGCTGTATTACTGGAATGATACAGCGTGGGTTGCCCTCGATGCCGGTACAACTGATCACACGGCTCTCTCAAATATCGGAACCAATACCCACGCCCAGATCGATAGCCATTTAGCGAGTACATCCAATCCGCACTCAGTCACCAAAGCCCAGGTTTCACTTGGAAGCGTTGACAATGTTCAGCAGATCCCAATGACGTACCTTTCGACTTCATCCACCCTGGCTGAGAATTCAGATATCAAAGTTGCTTCTCAGAAAGCTACAAAAACCTATGCTGATGCAATCACCACATCCCTTGGATCCCATACAGGTAACACTTCCAATCCGCATAGTGTAACCAAAGCTCAGGTTGGATTAAGTGCCGTTACCAACGTGGCTCAAATGCCTCTCTCGTACCTTGATATTGATACAACATTAACTGCCAATTCTGATTCCAAGGTTGCTTCTCAGAAAGCTACCAAAGCCTACGTTGATGCCCTCTCTTCAACCGTCAGTACATTAAGCGGCAACCTTTCTTCACACACCGGAAATACTTCCAATCCGCACTCTGTCACCAAGACCCAGGTATCACTTGGCAATGTTGCCAATGTGAACCAGCTTCCAATGAGTTATCTGGATATTGATGATACTCTGGCGGCCAATTCAGACACAAAAGTTGCCTCTCAGCAAGCTACCAAAGCTTATGTTGATGGTCAAATTTCTTCCATCAATACTTTGATCGCCGGTGGATTGATCTACAAAGGAAGCCTGATCGGAAACCAAACGCTTGCAGTACAGGGGATCACCACGATCACAAAAGGTTGGTTCTGGAAAGTTTCAGTTGCCGGAACTGCCACAGGCATTACAACACCATCCTCAGGCACTTCATTGGCAATTGGAGATAGCGTTATTGCCAATCAGGATAGTGCAACTCCAACGGCTGGAATGTTCGATGGTGTTGATAATACAGAAAGTGCCGATCTTGTCAAACTGGCTTCTACCCAGACATTGACAAACAAAACCATCAATGTTGACAACAACACAATTACCAACATTGAGCTGGACAACCTGAAAGCCGGTGTGCTTCTCACAAATATTGCCACCGGTGCTTCCAACACAACCATTGGTTCATCTCTGGCTTGCAAAACATATACCGACAACGCTGTTTCCGGTTTCGCCAACAAATACGTTGGAACAATCACCATTTCAGCCGGAGGAACAGTTGTGGTTGCAACACATGGTTGCGGAACTTCCTGCACAGTTCAGGTGTTTACTACTTTGACCGGTACCCGTACAATGATCGAATGTGATATCAGTATCAATGCAGCCGGAGATGTTATTTGGAGTACTACTTCAACAATCACAGGAGAAATTGTAATTACCGGCTAAACCTTAAGTTATGTCAAAACCATTTCATTCTTCTATTGACCTTCAACAGAATTCATTACTTAATGCCGTGGTTCATCCCCTTGGAAGTTTTCCAACCAGTCCGGTTGAGGGGCAAATCTTTCATTCGACTGCATTTCATTCTCTATACTATTATAATGGATCTGGCTGGATTCAATGTGGTGTAGGTACAATTAAAGGATCCGGTACGGGTGGGTTTGTTTCAAGATTCATAGGAACCGGCGGATCCGTTACATTAGGAAATTCTGTCATTCAAGATGATAGTGCCAAAATAGGCATTGGTGGTGCAGTTGAATCCGGATATATAGTAAAGGTTCATGGTCATATTCAAATCACATCAGGAAACAATCTTGATTGGGGAGGTGGCAGAGCAAGGATTAATGAAGATACCTATGCCTTAAAGTTTTTCAATTGGACAGGATCATCCTTGCTTGAAACCATGCGAACAACAACAACCAATAGAGTTTGTATTGGAACAGAAACAGAAAGTGCAAGACTTTCAGTTGTTGGCAATTCTGTTGCCCGACATGGTATTTATGGAGAAACGAATTATTCAAATACAATTGGTGTTTATGGATTAGCAACAGCAGATATAGGTTATGGTATAAAAGGCGTCGCATCCGGTTCTACTGGTGTTGGTGTAATGGGTATTGGTGGTGCAACAGGGGGATGGTTTGATGTTTCCGGTACTGGTACCGTTGGTTTGATTGTTAATTCCGGATTAGTTGGTGTTGGTACAACTGTTCCTGCTAATTACCTTGCAAGTGTTTTTGGTCAGGCAATCAAGGGTACAACAAATGCCGGTCTTTCATTAGCAAACACTTCTATTTTTTGGCTTAATTATGTTACCGGTACTGAATTACGATGGCTTGCAAGTGCTGCTGATAGAATGACACTTACTGCTGCCGGAGTTCTAACAACAGGAGATAGCGGATCAAGTACCAATTGGAATACCGCACACGGTTGGGGCAACCACGCTTCAGCCGGATATCTGGGTTCAGCTCATACAACTACTCACCCTGCACCAACTACAAGAGATGCAAGAAATCAAGTTGCTGGATCCTATGCAACAGCATCACACTCTCATACATCATTAGCAAGTGGTTGTGTTGCTGCCGATCATGGAACTGCCGCTACTGATGAGATCATAAATGTGTGTTATGGAACATCGGCTACACCGCCAACTGCAACTGATACAACCATCGGAACTATATATATTCAATATACAGCATAGATGGCAGTAAAAATAAATATTACTGATACATGGAAAAACATGGCTGCAATGAAAATTAATATTGCAGATTCATGGAAAAATGTTGCCGCTGGTTGGATTAATATTGGGGATGTATGGAAGCAGTTCTATACAGCCGAAACTTTTGTTAACTGTACTGGTGGTACTATTACCTATGATGGCGATTACCGCATTCATACATTTTCATCATCGGGAACTTTAACTGTCTTAAATGCTGGTAATGTTGAATTGCTTGTCGTTGCCGGTGGTGGTGGTGGTGGTTCATTTGGTGGTGGTGGTGGTGCTGGTGGATACAGGACAAGTGCTTCTTACGCTGTTTCATCGAATGTCACAGTTACTATTGGTGCCGGTGCAACAGACAATACAACTGGAACAGGCAGTACTTTCGGTTCAATTACATCCGCTGGCGGTGGTGGTGGCGGACAATGCCTTGCTTGGAATAACGCAACAAATGGGCTTCCAGGAGGAAGTGGTGGAGGCGGAGGTGCTGAATATAGTGAAACTAATACAGGCGGTGCCGCATCTCCATCCGGACAGGGATATGCTGGTGGATCGAGTAGACCCTATTGTGATAGAAATTATTTGGCTGGTGGTGGTGGAGGTGCCGGTGCAGTAGGTCTACAGCCGGCATGTACAGATAAAGGTGGCAATGGAGGGGTTGGCATTGCTAATTCAATAACTGGAAGTTCTGTTTACTATGCAGGAGGAGGAGGAGGAGATTGTTACCATGATAGCCCAGTATATAGAAATGCTGGTGATCCAGGTCTTGGAACTTATGGTAAAGGTGGAACATTTGGGATCAATAGTGCCAATGGAAATGCCGGAGTAGTTATAGTAAGATATCAATATCAATAATGGCATATTTTGCAGAAATAGATGAAGTCAATACTGTATTGCAGGTTATTGTAGCAGATCAGAATTTTATCAATAGCGGTGCGGCAGGTGATCCTTCGAGTTTTATAGAAACAGACTATTATACGTGTGGTGGAGTTCACATTGGGGGAAGTACGCCATTAAGATTAAACTATGCAGGAGTTGGCTTCACCTATGATCCAGTACTGAATGGGTTCATTCCACCTCAAAACCATCCTTCTGCTTATGTTGTTCCAACAACCGGTTTGTGGGATTTCTATGACCTACCGGAAATAGGTACGCCTCTAGAATTAGGATCAGCATGGAAATTCACAGATGAATCCGGTGAAATCATTGTTGAAGTAGTTCAAGCCCACAATAGAACTGAACACAATCCACGCATTATTCCTGCTTTATTCTCAATAATTCGTTTTGGGTTTAGTCTCTGTTGGATCGCTGGTGAAGCCATTGAGTTGAATTGGATTAGAGCCTATAATGACTTGATGTATTCTTGCATCCAATCTCATCAGACCCAAACTGGATGGGAACCACCTTCCACCCCCAGTTTATGGAATCTTTTGCCTGGACAAACTGTATTTTGGACTTATCCTGTCGCTTATGCAATTGATGAAGAAACCATTTATGAACCCAATGGATTAACTTATAAATGTATTCAGGCACATACCTCAAACGCTGCATGGATCCCACCAAACGTTCCTGCACTCTGGCAATTAGTACCTTAAAATAAATCTTAAAACATCTATCACATGGACAAAATCACACTCACAAACAATGAATTAATTCAGTTTAATCGGGAATTGCAAGCCGTTAAACATCTCAAAGGAGCCAAATTTGGCTATGCTGTTTCCCGTACTTTGAGATCTATCGATCCCCTGGTTGAATCCCTTGAGGATGCCGCCAGCATGAAACCTTCTTACCAAGAATATTACTTGGCAAAAGAGGCACTTGCGGCTCCATTTGCTGAGAAAACAGAAAATGGTGAACCTCTCTATGATATGTACAATGGAGAGCTTTATATTAAGATCATTCCGGAACATTCTATAAATTTCATTGGCAAACACAATGGCTTGAAGAAAAAATTCTCCAAAGCCATTTCCGAGAGAGAGAAACAAATGATCGAATACAGGGATCTGCTGAAACAAAATATTTCTATCGAAGCTTTCACAATTGACATAGAGTTACTCCCTGATGATATATCGGTTGGTAATGCTTTTGTCATTCTACCTCTGATAAAAGAAAAGAAAATTGGAAAGCTTGTTGGATTAACACACACCCATGATATTCTTCTTAATTTCCCGACTAAATTTCTTAGTGCTTTTGCAAATGTTGTCTCCCGTGATTTTCTCCTTGCCATGCTTGAGAACCTGCGGATCCTGTATTTCTATTATCAAGAACTTCAACTCTCAAAAATAGTTATTGATTTCAATGAGAATTATGAAGATGCTCGAATCAAATTGTGTGAAGAATATTCTGACAAAACGCCCCATGGCGTTCCGGTTATGATCCCTAATGGTAATTCATTTGATTTTTCAATACAACAGGGGAGTGGTTTCGATAAACCAATGAAGATTCTTACAGACAGCATGCAGGAGGTTACTTCCAAATATGAAAGGTTTCTTACCCTTAAATCAGAGATTCATTTAATGCCAATTCCCTTTGAAGTGATTCCGGAAGATTTTTCCGGTATTCAAATAGACTTGCTTGGTGAGATGATTTCATAGTAAAAGTGTTCCATAGCAGAAGGGGAGTGGAGTCATGAGTCATTCCCCTTTTTTTTGGCTCTCAGAGCCGCCTCCAATTGGACTTTTACTCATGATCTGATCATACACCTTCATTCCAAGATTTTTTATCTTAGATCTCTCAAATTCCAATCTGTCACTCAGCACATTCAAAATCTTAATATCAGCGAAATTGTTGCGTTCTTTTTGTAATATCTGTAATTCCTTTATGATCCGATTCAAGTACACATTGATATCAAGAGTTTTTTTGATTGTGAAATAATTTCCATTCGCCCAGGTAGATCGTTGACATATCATTTCAAACCATTTATCAATGGCCCGAAAGTCCGATAATATTTCTACCTCTGAATTTTTCCTTCGTTGCGTTGCTGAGAAGTAGTACCAGCATCGCCGATAATGAGTAAAAACATCGATATATATCTCGTTCATTGTCACCAAGGTTTGATTCAATTCTGAATTGACATCGGCTAGGAATTTGTGTGCTTTTTTACGATCCCTAAAATGAAAATTTTGTGAATTTCCAAGGAAAATACCATAAGTCCTTTGCTTCGTTCTAATCGAAGTCTTATCGGGCAGTTCCATTGAATTGATACAGATCCGTTTCATGCTAGTGTTGTTTCTCGATGCTTTTTATTTCATAAACACCTGATTCTCAATATACCGACTTTCTAAATTTGTCCTATAATTAATATTATTAAAAAGATTAAGTGTTTATGAATAAGGGCTTTCCTAAAACAAAGAAGAATCCTTACTACTGGCTCCCTCCCGTATTTATAGCATATTGATTCATATGTTGTTACAAATTAATAAGCAAGTTTCAAAACTGTTTTGCTTTTTACCTGTCTCAGTTCTATATTAATTTAACCAGGATTGAGTGAAATCGAATGTTATTTCCTTTATTCCTGGGTTTTCATTAATTCATATATCATTGTCTCGTTTGCTAAATATCTAGATTTCTGACTTTGCGGGATTTTCGATTAAACCCTATTATAGACGATACTTTATACTATCCATTGTTGCTTGACTCTCAACCCATCCTAAAATACCTAGGATTATTCCTATTATAGCCATGACCAAAAACACTATTAGAATAATCTTAATAGTTGTCATATTTTTATTTATAAGGAAAAGCCTCTGATTTAATATGAGATCTCCAAATCGTTCTATAAACTTTTTGCGATACTCAATAGGTGTAAGTTTATCGTTTTCAAAATCAAATTGATTTACCTCATTTCTTAATTGATGATATGAATCAACATCATAAGTGCGCTCTAAGAAAGACCCCAGCATGAAATACTTCCTGAAATTTAAATTGCTTAAATATGTAGCCATATAAATACGATTTAAGTTATTGTTCCGTTAAATATGTTACCTCACTGTTAGGGGGGTAGGGGCCCTATATATTACCCTGAGGTACCTTCTCTCTTTCTATGGATTCTTTGATCCAGTTTCTCCTCCAACTCTTTGACCTGGTGATGTAAGTTTGCGATCGTATCCAGGTATATTTTCCGCTCTCCCAAAGTGATATTGTGTTCACCATACGGTTCACTTATGCTAGTTTCATCTCCCTCCTCCCACCAATAAGACATTACTATCCCAAGTTCCCTTGAGATAATTTCTAGGTCCCTCACTTTTAGTGTTTCGCGTGAAAGTGCCTGATTAAATCCTTGGACTGACATTCCCACTTTGTCAGATACAAATTCATTAATCAGATATTTCTGCCTTTTAATTTCTTTTTTTATCTTACTGTAATTCAACTTTATATATTTAGAATGTTTCTATTTTTATAGACATATGAAAATAGATATGCTTTACACTGAAAGACATCTTATATTTGTTTCTCTTTTCATTACAAATATAATCTTTTTTACTTCCTTTTTCAATACCTTTTATACACTATGAAGAAAAATAAATCATTGAAGCCCAGACCAGAAGTGCTTAAGCGCCTTCGCGAGACCCTGCCGGATGGATATGGGTCTGTTTTAAAAACCAGATTAGCGGCGAAAGGTGTTGAGTTCTCAGAACCTTATATCCATAAAGTCCTGAATGAAAACTATCCTAATTATAATGAAGCAATCATGGATGAAGCTTTGCTATATCTGGAATGTCTTAAAAAGGATCGCCTCAAAAAGGAGGAAAGAATTCTCGAACTTGCCAATTAACCTGCGTTGCACACTTAAATTATAACTTATTATGAATAAGCGAATTGTAAATTTTTTGGAGTTCAAAGGCAAAAACTTGCTTTTTCTCTCTAAAAATGGCACCTACTGGATTGCCATAAAGCCTGTATGTGAGGCAATTAATGTCAATTATAACAGGCAATTTCAAAACGTAAAAGAGGATCCTATTTTAGGACCTGCGTTTGCTATACAGCAAATGCAGGTACCGGGTGACCAGGTAAGAAACATGTCCTGCCTCCCGGAAATGTTTGTCTATGGCTGGCTCTTTTCCATTAAAAGTGATTCTCCTGAATTACTCGAATATAAAAGAGAGTGCTACCAGCTCCTCTTCAACTTCTTTCATGGTACCATCACTTCCCGCAAGAATCTCTTCCGTGAAAAAGCCCAAGTCCAGGCTGAACGAAAACAATTGGAGAGAGAGCTTGCTGAAGGCATATCCTTCAAGCGCTGGCAATCCCTCCAAGCCCATGAAGCCCGAATTGGAATCTCATTGAAGCGTAATGATGAGCAGCAGCTCAAAGAAGCCCAGGACCTGTTTACAAGCGTCGGGATTATAGACTAGGCTGTCTTGCTCAGTTAAATATAATTGAACAAACCATTTCTTAGGCAACAAAGATCAAATCTTAACTTTTTAGACTATCTATTTATGAAAATTGAAAAATCTCTTTCCATAAACCTCCGTAGGTCATTACCATTAGGCTACGCTCAGACAATTCAATCAAGAATCAAAAAAAAGCATAATAGACTATATGGCATCTCATATATATATCGGGTACTAGATCCTAACAATCCCGATAAACACAATGATTTGATCATCGAAGAAGCAATTCGTTTCGTTGAAGAACAAATAAGACTAAGATCAATTCAAAAGGAACGAATTAAAAAAGTGCTTGAATATGAAAACATTTAGCATGATGGGAAATCCAGACCTGCTTCTCACCAAGGAAGCATACCTATATTATATAGCCAAGATCAAATGCTATCTGGCCAAGCCCGAAACTCCTGCCACAGATATCCCACTTCTCAAACAAAAGATCGAACGAACCGAACTTCTAATCCAAGCCCTCGATGTTGAACTCAGCTGAAGAATTAATATTTGAAGCATTGTGTACGACATCATTGGATCCTGATTTTCGGGGTATCCATCTATCCATTAAAGATATGGAACTACTGGCCATTCAATTGCACCATAAAATGCAAAAGAGTGGCTTTATGATTTATAGGACATTCGCCAAACCAAAAAAAATAGATGAAGAAAACACGAACATACATCTCCGCATATGCCAAGGCTCCTGATCTGCTAATTAACAGAATCAAGGAATTGGATGATATGATCAAAAAATCAGAATCAACCAAGGGATCTACTGCCACCTCTCAGTTCTTTAAACGTATTTCATCTACAATGAAATTCAGCCTGTCATATATGATGGATTTCGATTGGCTGATCAGGCGTAGCCATATGCTTGAAGCAGAAAACCTATTCCTTAAAACATGGGCGGGAGAACTCAACACACGGCTTTCCGCATATGAATCCTTCCGTGAAGCCAGGCTGGATGGATCCTTTGACGATATGGTTGACCTGGTGGATAAATTTATTGCAGATAATCCATCCATCGATGGTAAAGCTTCTGATATAGACATGATTGAAGAAACAGGAGATTCCCAATGAGTTTTGATGATTCCAATGAAATTGATCTGATTGATGTTCAGATTGTAAATGAAGAAATCCTTGTCGTATCAGCGGATAAGATACTGGCAGAGGCCGGTGATAATATTGATAGAAGGGGAGATGCCATCAATACAATCTGCCAGATGCTTGTGGATCTCAAGGATTCAGTAAAAGCAAATCTATACATTGCCACCTTTTCCAAGCGGTTCAATATCCCGAAAAAAGTAATTCAGGATAGATACAAAGCATTGGATGATTCTTCCAGGGTTGCGGATGATCAGCTTGAGGTTGTTAATCTTTCTAAATTCAAAGACATTGATGAAGATTTCGCCCGTACATTTGGATTCTTCGAACACAAAAACTGTTATTACTTCATCTCTAAAGATGGTGCAGTTAAGGGATCCAATTTCGTAGTTAAACCCCTTTTCCATGTCTATTCCAAATCAGATAACAAACGACTTGTGGAGATCACCAATTCATTCGGATTGACTAAGATCACCGATATACCTTCCAAATCCCTGATCTCCGTTGAACAATTCACCGCCGCCGTATATGCTGAAGGAAACTTTCTGTTCATGGGATCCAAAACGCATTTCTTCAAGATTCTGGAACACATCTCCGGTGAATTTCCGGTTTGTAATGAACTTCGTACCCTTGGCTGGCAGAGAGAAGGATTCTATGCATTTGCCAATGGGATGTTCGATAAAGAGTTTCAACCGGTGGATCATTACGGCATTGTCACCCACAAAAAGAAAAGCTTTTTTTCGCCCTCCTTCAGCGTTGTTTATAGTGATGTACGAGAAGATGATGATGAATACGAAAATGACCGGTACTTCATCTGGCAGAAATCAAAAATCAATTTCTCCCAATGGTCAAAGCTGATGTTAAAGGTATATGGCGATAAAGCCATCATTGCCATTCCCTACCTCATTGCTTCACTTTTCAGAGATCTGATCTATGAGAAGTACAAAATCTTCCCCCACCTTTTCCTTTTCGGTGAGAAGCAGTCCGGTAAATCTCAATTGGCATGGTCACTATCCAACGTATTCTTTAACAACCTACCGGCTTTCAACCTCAATTCAGGCACCCAGGTAGGTTTTTTTCGTAGGTTTTCCCGTGTAAAGAATGCCATTGTCTGGACTGATGAATATACCAACGACATTGAAGAAAAGCGTTTTCAATCATTGAAAAGTGCGTATGATGGCATGGGCCATGAGAAAGGGAAGATGTCAAAGGATTCACGAACCGAGATCACCAAAGTAAACTCAGCATTGGTTATCTCTGGTCAGTACCTACCCACCAGAGATGATAACGCACTGTTTACCCGATCCATTCTTCTTTCATTCCAGAAACAAACCTATAATTCTGAGCAAACCGCTGATTACGAAAAACTCAAAGAATACGAGCTTGAAGGATTAAGTTCCATATTGGGAGATCTGCTTCCATATAGAGATCAGATTGATAAGAAATTTGGCATTGTGTTTTCCGAGATCATGGATCAGGTCAAGGATGAACTTACTCAACAAAGAAAAGCATTCGATGAACGCCTGGTCAGGAATTTTTGTTGCCTTCTTACAATGATTAAGATTATTGATGGAATCGATTTCGGTTTCACCTATGATGATGTTTACTCTCAGACAATGGATAAAATTCCTGATCTGTCTGCTCAGATATCATCCAGCGAGAGCCTTGCAAACTTTTGGGCCATGGTTGAATACCTATTGGATCAAGGTTCCGTTGAAGCCGGGAAAGACTTTAAAATCAAAAGTGTTACTGAGATTGATTGTGTCAATCCAAAGGGAACCCGTGAGAAGCTTTCGTTTCCAGATCCTAAGGATGTTTTATTCATACGCTTTTCCAAGATCCATCCGATGTATATGGAAGCCCACCGCAAGCAGTTTGGTAAAAACGGTGTGGATCTGGTGAGCCTTATGCACTACATCAAACATCATAGAGGATATATTGGATATATGAACTCATTTCGGTTTGATAATTCAGTCAGTAGTTGTTATTGTTTCTCCTACTCACTTTTGAATATAAACCTTGAAAGATTATCTCTTGAACAGAATGTTCCGGAGGCAAATCCAACGAGTGATGATCATCCTTTTTAATCATTTACTGCCAAAACGTCATGAAATCATCAAAATAAAAAAAAAAAAAATCACGGAATCTCAGGGATTTTGGAAAAGTCATCCCTACATCCCTACAAAGACTTATAATGTTAAATATCAATTTATTAAGTGTAGGGATGCGTATGGATGCGTAGTTTAATGTAGGGATGTAGGGATGTAGGGATCGGTTTTCATGGTTGGCGAACACGCTTTTGCATTTTTTTTATTGAAATATACTTACAAAAACTAAGTAAAACACGGAGATGGAACTAAGTAAAACACTTACACAGGAAACAGAGGAATTTCTGATTGATTCCCATGGATGGAAATACTATGACATTTTGCCATGCAATTTCCGGCTGGCTTTTATCGATGATTTCCACCACCAGGGCCGGAAGAGATTCGGGATGATTTTTCTTATAAAATGGGCTGATAAGGATTATTATCAAGTCTGTTTTGTATCCGATTCATTGACCGCTGAATTTTTACTTCCGTTTATAAAACAGGAACGAGTATTCATCAAAACCAAACCATTATGTTTAAAATGAAAGAAGGATCCTTCATCACTTCATTTTGGGTTGAAGAAGCATATGATCTATTAGTCGAATATGCTAAAAAAAACAAGGCTTTTACTTGTGAACAACTCAGAATCGCTATTCAACATGAACTACCTCCCGCAACAGACCTTCGTGCCTGGGGTATTGTGATGCGATTAGCACATGAGAGAAGTATTATTTCTAAGGCTGGTGTAACCACGTATCTAATGAATCATTGTCATAGTGGTTATTGTACTCTCTGGAAAACCCATCCGGATTATTTTCAAGGTTAATGTTAAATTTTTACTATGCCTATTAAACCTTATAAAAATAAAACCTTTATACCATGAATAACAGATCATCATTTCTGGATTGGGTAATGGCTGGATTCATCATCGGTGTTTACCTGTCAATTGTAATCATCATTATTTACTATCCTGAGCATATCGGTCATGCTTTTGCCCGTATTGTCAATGGATTCAATGAAGTTCTTATAAATAAAAAATAATTAATTAACCACTATTAACCTCAAAATCAATTAAATGAAAACACTACAATTAAGTGAAGAAAAGGCCCAAAAGCTTTTCAAGAAAGCTTCGCCTGAATTCAAAGAGGTGTTGGTCGACACCTTCGGAGAACAATGTTTTTCCGAGAAGATAACAGATCGGATCAAAACATTTCAAAATGTCAAAGAATTTTACAGAAATAATAATATCGCACCAAAAATTGTATTCTGTGAAACAGACACGAAGGATGAAAGAGCTTATAAAAAGCTCAAATTGATAGCAAGGGTTATCAACCAAGGTTGGACGCCAGACTGGGACGATAACAACCAGAAGAAATGGTATCCCTGGTTTTCTTTGTCTTCCGGGTTCGGTTTTTCGGGTTCGGATTACCTCTGTACGAGCGCGGGTACGGCTGTCGGTTCTCGCCTTTGCTTTCCTACCCAAGAGCTATCTAATTACGTAGCAATACAATTCATTGATATATACAAAGCTTATTTAACTTAAACCAAACCAATTATGGCTGAATTTCAAATTACCGTTATAATAATAGGAGCTGTTTTGTATGTGTGCATATTAACCTATATGATAATAACCAAGGCACCGCCACCCAAATAAAACATGACCTTTCTTTAAAAACCTTCTAAATATATCTTTGACCTATGGATGATAAACCTTCCCGTACTGTTACCATTAAACTCAAACCGTATTTACAGGAATATGTGTTAAGCCAGCTTGATAGTCCTATTGCATCCAAGAAAGTTATGATCGGCAAGCTAATCAAGACATTCATTGAACTACGGCCACCAGATGTTAAACCGGAAATTAGAAAGGACATCAATTATATATCTTTCATCCTGCCAAAGTACAAGGATCTTGATACCAGGTGCAATCTCTGGATCTCTCCGGAGAACCAAAAGATCATTGAAGAAATCCTGATGTACCATTTCAAAAGCGTTTTTTATGACTACATGGATGATAAAGTCAGGTATTTCAGGTCTTTCAAAGCCGTAATCATCCAGTTTTGTGTTGATAAACGCTTCACCTTCGCCTACATCAATTTTGAAATGCTCAAAAAAGATTATTACCGTAGAAGGAAATCATTACCCGAAATACATAAAAAGAACCCTGAAAATAGTTTCTCACTTTTTGTCCCTGGCATGTCCCTGTCCGGTCCCCTTTATGTCCCCGATGTGTCCCCTCATTGTCCCCAAGATGTCCCCGAAATAATTCCCGATGATTCCGGTTTTGATTTCGAAGTAGAATCCAATTTAGCAACCATTCAAACAAGTCAATAATATGAGTAACATAATCTCTCAACATGAAAATGGAAACCTCGGTGGTGTTCACCAAATAATGTGGCTCTTTATCGATGATGTTCTAAATATCAACTATCACAAGAATAGTTTGCTTTATGTTGTCAATCCCAAAGTTGGCAAATCATGGAATTATCTGTACTGCACCCCCGACACAATCAGCATTGAAACCAAGGAAAAGATTGAGCCGGCCGGCACAAAGTACATCTATACAATCAAAGGCTTGATTCCCAAAGATCGATCCGGTGTTCAGTTGATTCTTCACAACCTGATCAACCGCGGGGTGATTCTCAAGGTGCTTGACCGCAATGGCACTGTTCGGATTTTTGGCTTTCCAACAAATCCAATGAAGATTCTCAGTAAACTATCCAAACCAAATGATTATAAAAGCTTTAATGGCTGGGAAGTAGTGTTTACGGGTGAATTCGATGTTCCTGCTGGCTATGCTTTAACTCAGCAAAATGTCACTCCCATTGGTGAGATCGATATTGATCCACCACCGAACCTCTAGTATGGGTCAGTCCTTTATTTACCATTAATAGGAAGGTATCATTGTAGCCTCTATTACTCTTAACAGTAATTCAAGGTACAATGTAATGAATCCTGTCCTTATTGAAATTCTATCCTCTGTATGGCTTATTGATAATGAGCGTTCCGATGTTTATGCGGCAATGCTCTTTTCTCTATTGAAGGGGGATCCCATTGCTGATATTGATTATTCACAAGCCAGGGATAAATCCAAACCATACATTAATGCCGGAGCTGTTACTTCCACATGGAAAGGTTTTAAAGATCCGGACATTCCAAAAGGAAGTACCGCAGTCATTCCAATCCGTGGTGAAATTATGAAGCATGATCAATTTTGTGGACCAAGAGGATCCCAATCGATCATGAATGATGTTAAGCAAGCCGATTCCAATCCCAATATAGAAAGCATTCTGCTTGTTATTGATTCTCCCGGGGGAATGGTGAGTGGAACAGATCTGCTTGTGGATGCCATCAAGAATACTGAAACCCATGTTACCGCTTTCGTCGAAGGTGTTGCCGCTTCTGCTGCCTATTGGATCGCCTCTGCTTCTGATCAAATAATCGCTTCATCTACACTGGATCGCGTTGGTTCCATCGGTACCATGCTGTTTTTTGCAGATCTGAAACCATACTATGAAAAAGAAGGAGTGAAGTTTCATGAGATCTATGCTTCCAAATCAGTAGATAAGAATAAAGATTTCAATGAGATCCTTAAAGGTAACTACGATTCTTACAGGAAATCCACCCTTGACAAGATAAACAGCAAGTTTCATTCTGATGTCAAGGCTAACAGGGCAAATTTGGACGAATCCACGTTAACCGGCAAGATGTATTTCGCCGAAGAAGCGATCAATCTGGGCCTTATTGATTCCATTGGAACCTTCGAATTTGCCCTCACTTCCTGTCAAGAGAATTCACAATCCATAAATGATAAATCAACAAATTCAGAAACCATGAAATTTAACAAAGGCTGGAAAGCCATCCTGTCGTTTTTCTCTATCGGTGAAGATCAGGCCGAAGCCGAAGAATTGACCGCAGAAAGAATGGGCGAACTCAATACCGAGTTGGAAACCCTTCGTGCAAGCAATGATAGTCTAACGAGCCAGCTTACCGCTTCTCAGGCTGAAACCGCAACCGCCCAGGCATCCCTTGATGCTGAAGTAACAGCACACGCCGAAACAACCACCGCACTTGAAACCCTCCAAGGTGAAGATGCAGCCTCAGAAGCCGCCGCCAAAAAGGAACAGGACAAAATCGATTCCGGTGCCAGTAAAACGGAATATGCTTTCGATAAGGAAGCGGATGAATTCCTGGAATAACTAAACTAATTTATTCACCAAAAATACTAATCTATTATGTCAGCAATCACAGTAGCCGAATTAGTATCTGCCTTTAGAACCTACATTGGAACCTCTCAGAAAGATATTCTACGGCTTTTGACGCAACCTACCGCGTCGCAGAAATTCATGACCACCAAGGCAAGTGCCGATCTTGAGTATCGGGCTTCCAAGGCAATCATTGACGATCTGGTTCAGGGATTCCAAAAAGCTTGGACACCCAAAGGAGCCGCAACCTTCACTCCGATTTCTATTCCGCAACGTCGGCATAAGTTTGACATGGAGTTTTATCCGGATGATATCTTTGAGAGCTGGTTAGGCTTTCTCACAGATGAATCCAAAAACCGCAAAGAATGGCCTATCACCAAATTTATTCTCCAACAGTTGGTTTTACCAAAGATTGAGGATAACCGCGAGTTAAACCTTATTGCCAACGGTAACTATACAGCCCCAGTAGCCGGAACTGCTCAGGCACTCGGACTGTCAATGGATGGCTTTTGCACGATCCTCGAAGATCTGAAAGCCGCCGGTACATCAAATGTCAATTTCATCTCCCTTTCGGATCTCACCACCACTAACATCTTTGACCAGGTGGAAGCTTTTGCAGATGCAATTGCCGAACTCTATCAGGGTATGTCATTGAATCTTTACCTCTCACGCCCATGGTATGCTGCATACCATCGCAAACGTCGTGACCTTCATGGTTTGGATACCAATTATGATGGCCAAAGGGATATGGTTGAGGGATCAAACCTCAAACTTACACCACTGCCATCTATGTACGGAAAGAACATCATGTTCTGCACCCCCAAAGCAAACTTCATCCGCTTAATCAACCGGAACAAAGGCGCTTCAAATATCGCCGTTGAAAATATTGATCGACTGATCAAGATTTATGCTGATTGGCACGAATCGGTAGGTTTTGCTATCGAAGAAGCCATTTTTGCTTATGTTCCAACAGAGGCTTCGGCATCTGCATAATTCATCCAATCACAAACCAAAAATAGGAGATAAGTAACAATGAAAATTCTAAGATTCTTAATCACATTAATGATTGCTGCCTTTTCGGCTTCAATTCTCAGCTATGCAACAGGGGTTCACCCCTTGATATTTATGGGTGCCTTGATGCTCTTTTCGTTTGTGATCCCCGGCCAGGTCGGAATAGCAAACTTTATCCTTTTTGATCTCGCCAAACCCACAACAACGAACCCAGGGGGAGGTGGTGGAATTAAATCGGAAATTATCCTGATACAGGAAGCCGATATCGACTGGACACAATTCCCCACACGAGCCGCAGATGGAGTAACCATTGCAGGTAATGTAGTAATGAAAACCGATAAGTATATGCAACGGTTCTACATGACACAGGGAACCATCAAGCCAAATCAGAAAAAACTCAAAGGATCCAATCAGGATTGTGGCGGTTTCGAGATTTCGGTTGAAGGTTTCTATCCTGGGATTGAGCAAGCGGTTCAACAATGGATCGCCCAATTCGGTATCGGATTCAAAGGAATCCTGATCATCCAAAATTGTAGCACTAACACAAAATATCTGTTAGGGGAGCCTTGCAACCTGGTTATAATTGAAGATATTGATACCGTCTGGGGAGAGGAAATCGATAAAGACAAAGGATCGAAATTCACCTTCAAATGCAAACAATCTGCTCCCATGGCCTTTTATGAAGGAGTAATTGCATATAACCCAACATCCGCATCCTGGTAAGATACTTTGTCCGTGTTCTTCATAGGTGTTTTGTTCGTGAAAAGCCCTGCCCCAACCGGCAGGGTTTTTTTTTCCAGCATATTTTCACATTGCCGATATAGCTCCTTTTAAGGAGATTCTTCATTGCTTCAACAAGTGTTTCATTCAATGAAGGTCTATGTTCTTTTTCTTTGATTAATGGCAAAGAAAAACCACGCAAAAAGAAACCATTAAGTGGTAGATAATTCAAGGGTAGTCTATACTTTTCTCTCGATTTCTCACTAAGTTAGCTACATCGATTCATTGGCAGGAAATCAGGACAGGGGCATAAAGGCCCCGGCCCTGATCCCCGATCCTGCCAATTTGGAAAAAGTCAAGGGCTGGCTTTCTCCCCCCCAGGTCGAAATCCGCTTTCGGGCAATTCATTTTGATATCAAAATGACCTTGCCCCTTGACTTATTCCAATCGATCCGCTGGTCAGTCGATCCTTGCCGGATCTCCTTCCCTTTTTTGTTTTCATAATCGAGAGGAAAAGCCTTTTGATTTTCATTGGAGCTTTTTGCTTCGCAAAACAATTACTCTATGAAAACAAACAATTATTTTAAAACATTGCCTATCAGTAGGTGGGCTGAAGATGATCAACCATCCGAGAAATTATTGCTCCAAGGCAAACATTCTCTATCTAATGTTGAATTGATTTCAATTATTATCGGACGTAATTGTCCAATTGATTCTATTCGCAACCTTTTCTCTGCTTTTGACAACTCCCTTATTAAGCTTTCCAAAGCCAGTCTTTCCGATCTTTCTAAATTTCCTGGTATTGGAAAATTTAAAGCGCTTTCACTCATGTCATCTTTTGAGTTAACAAGAAGGATTTCATTTGCTGATTCTGATTTAACCACTAAAATTTCCCAGTCCAGCGAAGCTGCCACTATCCTAAAAAAATACCTGACCGATCAACCATATGAGCAATTTTATGTTATCCTTCTCACTCGTTCCAACAAAGTTATTTCAATTCATAAAATAAGTGAAGGTGGGCTTTCTGGAACAGTTGTCAATCCTAAAAAGGTTTTTAAGATTGCACTTGAAAACTATGCCGCCGGCATCATTTTATCCCATAATCATCCAAGCGGTAACACCATTCCCAGTGAATCTGATATTCATATTACCAATAAATTAAAAGATGCTGGTTTATTGCTTGAAATATCAGTCCTGGATCATTTGATTATTACAGATAATAACTATTTCTCTTTTGCCGATGAAGGCAAAATGTAATATTAATTTACAAACTGGGCGAGCCAGATGCTCCTTAATAAGTCCGCAGGGCAACGGCATTTTACTATGAAAATGAACGACATTTATTCATCAATTACTGAAAAAATCATTGCCAATTTGGAAACTGCCGGATCATGGCAAAAACTTTGGCAAGTACCATCACCTGTAAATATCACAGGTAGATTCTATAACGGGATCAATACCCTGATTCTCTCTTCGGCTCCTTACACTTCCAGAGTATTTGCGACATACAAACAAATCCGTGAGAACGGTGGACAGATCCGCAAAGGTGAAAAAGGGACCACGGTTGTTTTCTGGAAGTTTTCTGAAAAAGAAAATATTGATACCGGTAAGATTACCAAGCAGTTCTTCCTTCTATATTATACTGTTTTCAATTCTGAACAGGCTGATTTCGATGATCCAGGCAATGTGAAAATTGCCAATCTCAACAAAGAGGTTTCCAATAAGCATCTCCAACGTCATCAAGAAGCTGAAGATATTATCAAAGCAATGCCCTCACCACCACAGATCGTCAATACTTCAACCGATGATCGTGCTTACTATTCCCCCTCACAGGATTTAGTTCACATGCCTGATATGAAATGGTTTGATTCATCTGATTTCTACTACCAAGTACTTTTCCATGAATTAACACATTCAACCGGTCATTCCAAAAGGTTGAACAGATTCACAGGTGCCGGTGATTATTTCGGAAGCATGGAATACTCCAAAGAAGAATTGGTTGCCGAGCTTGGATCCTCATTCCTTACAGTCATTGCAGGATGTAATTGGAACCAGCGTAATTCTGCTTCCTACATTACCGGCTGGTCACGTAAATTGCGTGATAACAAGCAATGGATTATTTGGGCTGCTTCAAGAGCTGAAAAAGCTGCAAATCACATCCTCGATATTAAAGAGGAAGCTGTTTCAGTTACCGAAGAATCAACCAGCGTTGCCGCTTAAATCATGACGGGGTGTCCTTTGGATGCCCCGTTTCAGTTATAATTTTAATATCACAAACTTAATATTTGTCACCTATGAAAAAATCGTACATCACAGTTACAGATCAATTTTGTGGAGCCGGTGGTTCATCCCTGGGCGTTCGCAAATATTCAAACTCCATTGGTGGTGGAGTTGAAGTCAAATTAGCCATGAACCATTGGAAATTGGCTATTGATACTCACAGCACCAATTTTCCTGAAACAGATCACGATTGTGCTGATATCAGCAGCGTAGATCCACGACGTTATCATTCTACCGATATCCTGATTACATCTCCGGAATGTACCAATCATTCCCTTGCAAAAAGCAGATCTGATGTTTCACCTCAGATGAATATGTTTACAACTCCGGCAGAAGAAGCCGAGAGATCAAGGGCAACCATGTGGGATGTTCCCAGGTTCGCCGAATATCACAAATACCGTATCATCATTGTTGAAAATGTAGTAGATGCTCTTAAATGGTCAATGTTTCCTGCATGGCTACAGGCAATGGATCTGCTTGGTTACAATCACAAAAAAGTGTTTGCAAATTCCATGTTCTTCCATCCAACACCACAATCAAGAGATCGGTTGTATATCGTATTCTGGAAAAAAGGCAATCATTCTCCTGATCTTGAATATACACCCAAGGCTTTCTGCAATTCCTGTCAAAAGGATATCGATGCAAGACAAACATGGAAAAATGAAAAACGATCAGGCAAATACAAAACCCAATATATCTATACTTGCCCCTCCTGCTTTTCTACCGTTAAACCTTACTACAACGCAGCTTTCAATTGTATTAATTGGAATGATATAGGTACCAGAATAGGGGATCGCAAAATAAAACTTGCTGATAACACCATAAGGCGTATCCAATATGGATTGGATAAGTACAAAGATCTCTCAGTGATCCCTTTTATCACATTGGCTGAACACACCCGTGTTGGTCCCATGGTTCGCAGTACTTTCGAAGCCCTTCAAACACAGGCAACCCGTCAAACAATGGGATTGGTGGTTCCTCACTTTATTACCAAGTCTGAACACTCCTGCATTACTAATGTACGCGATCTTATGGATCCGCTTCAAACTCAAACTACACGACAATCAATGGGTTTAATATCACAACCATTTATTGTGGAACTATTCAAAACCTCTAAAACCAGAGAGATTACAAAGCCTATCGGCACACAAATGACTGTTGGTAAATATGGTATTGTTTCCAACGATTCATGGAATTCATTCATATCCTACTATTACGGCACATCACAGGCATCTCACATTTCAGATCCCATTGGTACCGTAACAACCAAAGACCGGTGTTCAATGATCAATTTTCAACAACCAACTGTTGAGGAATGTTACTACCGAATGCTCAAACCACAGGAAGTAAAGCTGGCAATGGCTTTCGATTCTGATTATGTCGTTCTGGGTGATTCGCGCAAACAAGTGAAACAACTTGGAAACGCAGTTACCCCACCCGTAATGGAGTGGTTGATCAAACAGTCAGTCGATTCACTTAATTGAAATGAGTTTCACCATGAAAACATACGCAATAACAAAACAGGATGTTGAAGAACATCTAAATGACTATTCCCCACCTGAAGATTCGGATCAATGGATCATCGGTGGTAAAAACCGCTTCAAGTATTTCAGAGGTAAATATGGAAAGGCTTTACGAAAACATGATCCCATTGCTTTCAATGTTCATTATCACGAAAATAATAGACAGGGGGGAGGATCATTATGAACAGATTAGATATTACACAAACATCCGTATGGACTGAACTGTATCAGCGCGGATTCAAGAAGATTCAACTTCCCTTCGAAGGTCGTAATTATAATTTTGGTGCCGTTCTAAAGTATTGGCAAAATGGGATTGAATTAATGCGAATCGAACCTACATACAAACAGGATGCTATCACCGGCAAGCCAGTATTGAAATGGTGCATTATTACCAGGCTTCCGGAAATTGGTCAACCTCCATTTTCCATCTTCCGCAGGATCCAGATTGATTATTCACCTACCCGTCTGCTTCAAAAGACAATTGATAAAAGATATCGTGAATTGTGTATGTCAGAGGAAGGAGGTTCACAATGATTGATTCTGAGATCTTAAACGATAGCTGGCTTCACGGTAAATACAATATTGCCGGCTTATCATGCGAAATCAATACAATGTACAGTTACATTGCAGTTGGTGATGATTGGTTCTTTCAGGGTCAGGATGCTTCTGAATTCATTTCCGAGATACACCAGATATGGATTCATGGTAACTGCACCACAGAAGAAGCTTTCATAAATTGGATCAATATGTATCTCTATTAACATTTCAATTGGAGCCGGTGAAAATCCGGTTCCTTTTTTTGATCGAACTATTTTCTAAAATGCATCATATTCTCACGTTTACGATATAGATCCCATTGGGGATCAAAAATTCATCCATTAATCCTTTGGATCAATTTGTATGAATTCAGGAACATTAGATGAGCAATCAAATAAATGCGAAACCTAAAAGTAAGTTGATTCATGTTCTTTTTCTTTGATCAATAGTGGCAAAGAAAAAGAACCAAAAAGAAACCATCGAAACTTCTGAATTAGTGTTGTCTTTTCTCTCGTTGCCCTTAAAAGTTAGCTACATCGATCCATTGGCAGGAAATCAGGACAGGGGCTAAAAAAGCCCCGGTCCTGATCCCCGATCCTGCCAATTTGGAAAAAGTCAAGGGCTGGCTTTCTCTCCCCCTGGTCGAAAGCCGCTTTCGGGCAATTCATTTTGAAAACAAAATGACCTTGCCCCTTGACTTATTCCAATCGATCCGCTGGTCAGTCGATCCTTGCCGGATCTCCTTCCCTTTTAGGACATACAACGAGAGAAAAATTCTCTTGTTTTCACGTCTGGGTTTTATAGAACACCGGACATTGGGCGTGCCTGATGCCCCTGAATAAGTCCGTTAGGCAAACGGCGTTACATTATGAATAAAGTATTCTTAACTGGTTTCCTTGGTAAAGATCCTGTTTTAAACACGTTTGATTCCGGAAAAACTAAGACCATCTTTTCACTTGCCACTTCTCAACGTTTAGCCGATAAAGCTACCGTTACTACCTGGCACAACGTAGTTTGCTGGAATGGTCTGGCAAAGATTGCCGGCGATTTTCTACACAAAGGATCTCATGTTACTATCCTTGGACGTATTTCAAACCGGAAATATGAAAATAAGGATAAGGTGATGGTTTACGTTACCGAGATCCTTGCCGATGAAATGTTTATGCTGGATAAGAAACCTTCCGGCGATAACGGTTCCGATACAATGGAGCCAGCAGCAGTTGGTACCGGTCAAGATGATCTGCCATTCTAGCATCATCGGTTAAATCAGCCCAAGGGGAGCCATTCGGCTCCCCTTTTTTTTGCTCGTTTTCAGCTTTCAAGATAGATACTGATAGTAGCAAAGTAAGTGTATGATCTTCGCATCTCAGATCATTGAAGCCCCGTTCCGGCTTCCGATTTCACTAAAGAGGTGAAATCTATATGACGATGCGTTAGTATCTCTCTCTCTATGATTTCACTAAAATAGCTTCTGGATGGAGAGCAACATAGTTGCTCTCCGGTGGAACGGTCAATGGCATCGATCCATCTCCGATGGATCTGCCTTCGGGTCTGTCATTTCAAAGTTGAAATGACCCGACCCATTGACACTTATCCAATCCATACGCTAAGAGTGCGAAATCAAGAGGTGAGATCAACATCACTTCTGAACAATTCAAGTAAACATTCACCTAAATTTTTACATTATGAAAACTTCAAAAACGTCTACCCAGGCACAAACAAAAAAAGATTCAAAGGTTGACAAGTTGATGAACTTTGCTGCCTTCCTGTTTGTAATCCTTGCTACTTGCCTGATGCTACTTGTTTTCATCCCATCTGATGCCAAGACAGCCATCATGATTGTTAGCATTGTAGTTACTATTACGTTCCTTGGAATTTGTGGCATCATTGCTTTTGAAGATAG